GGTAGCTTCTACACTCGGTGCTTCAGGAAAGTGTGTGATATATGAAGATTCTATGGGTAACCCAATAATAACAAAAGATGGTGTTACAGTTGCAGAATCAGTAATATTAATTAACCCGGTGGAAAATTTAGGGGCTACACTAATAAAAGAAGCAGCTAAAAAAACAGTCAGAGAAGCGGGAGACGGTACCACCACCGCAACCGTCCTCGCTCATTCTCTGCTCCAGGAAATGAATCAAGCCAAAGGATATACCGTGAGAGAAATCAAAGATGCTACTAACATTGTCCTGGAAAAAATATTAAAACAGCTAGATAAAAATAGCATACAAATAAAGGATGACATGCTAGAAGATGTCGCCTCTATATCTTGTAACAATGACGTTGAGCTCGGCTTGATTATAGCTGACGCTTATAAATCCGTCGGGGCCAACGGAGTTGTTTTAATGGAGGAATCCGACACGGAAGAAACATTCAGCGAAATAGTAGACGGGGTGCAATTCGATTGTGGTATAAAATCTCAGCATCTAGTAACAGACACTGAAAAGAATAAAGCTATACTCGAAAACCCCTACGTCCTTATTGTTGCTTCGCAAATACCTAGTATTAGAAAAATACAGAATGTGCTTGAACATGTTATTAGAGAAAAGCGCAGTCTTTTAATTGTGGCCGGTATGGATCAGCAACCAATGGCTGCACTTTTAATGAACAAAGTAAAAGGTAACATTAAAGTAAACATTATTGATACACCTGGTTTTGGGGCTACCAAAATGGATACGATGCAAGATTTAGCCACAATAACCGGTGCGAAAGTTATCAATGAAGAATTAGGAGATGATTTAGATTTAATCAATCCTGATGTTTTAGGTCAAGCCGAGAAAGCGGTCACCGATGCAACATCCACTGTAATTACTGTAAGTAAAATGCCAGATGAAGCAAAAGAAAGAATAGACCTAGTAAATAAAAAAATTAAAACGGAGAAAAATCCGTTTATAAAATCTAAACTCGAACAAAGACTAGCTATGTTATCTGGCGCTGTAGCGATACTAAAAGTTGGCGCAAATAGTAAAATCGAGTTAAAAGAAAAGAAAGATAGAGTTGAAGATGCTATCTATGCAGTTAAAGCTGCAATTAAAGAAGGTATAGTTCCAGGCGGTGGAGTTGCTTTATTAGATGCAAGTCAAAAAGTAAAAATCGATAATGATGCTGAACTAATACTATTAAAAGCAGTTGAAGCGCCTTATAGTACAATATTAAAAAATGCCGGAATAGATCATAATACAGTAAATCCTATAGACTTTAATGACACACGTAAAAAAGGACACGGTGTTAATGTTATAACAGGAAAAGAAGTAAATATGATAAAAGCTGGTATTATAGATCCGGTAATGGTAACTAAGAAAGCATTAATAAATGCGGTTAGTGTGGCTACGACAATTATATCTGCTGATTGTATAATTTCAAATATTAGAGATTATGAAGGCAATCAATAACTTTATTATAATTGAACCTATTAAAGAAGAACCTAAAAAAGAAGAAGGTTTACTTATAATGGATCAACATGTAGATGACGTTAGGTACTTAAAAGCTAAAATTATATCTGTAGGCAATATGACAGAGGGGGTTAAGATAAATGACATAATTTATTACGATAGAAGAGCCGGACACGGAATAGAATACGACAATAACTTATACCAAGTTATAAGACAACAAGATGTTGTGTTAGTCGGTTAATACCAAAGCCATACACCAAATACTAAAAACTAAATACGGTTACTGAAAAACTAACCAAATAATTTTGTTTAACTTTCAAATTAATACATCATGGCTTTAAATAACCAAGAACATTTTTTAGTATTCATTGATGCGGCTGATGACGCAGGTATGTTTCCCGTAAGCAAGCTACAGTCTGTAACTTGTGCTTCTGATGGTACGGTACTTGTAAAGTTTGCTCCAGGAAGTTTGGGTGATGGTCAAGCTGCTTCTGTAGATGTTGTAACATTAACTGTTACTGCTGATACTGAAAAAACAGTAATGATCGCGATTGCCGATGCAATCAACCAAGCTACTAAGTATCCTAAGAATACTTTAAATTATACAGTAATAGCTGACGACGTAAACAGCATTTATGCAAATTCAAACATAACTGCATGTGCAATTGCGCTTGACGCTTAATAATAAATAAGACCGCAGACGGGCTCACGAGCTGGGCCTGTAGGTCTTTTTTTTATATGAAGCTAACACCTAGCGATTTACGAGAATTAAATATATTAAAATACTATAGGTTAGTTAGAAAATGGGCGTGTAAAACATATGGTTTAAATGACGCCGATTTAGAATTATTAATATATTTAGATTGCAAAGTTCGATTTACACGTAATGATTTTATTAATGGCGTTTACACAATGTCTTGGGATAAAGACAGATGGGAACGTTTAAGAAGAAACGGGTGGATTGATGTATGGAGACAACGCGCTGGTTCTCAGCAAAAGTACGCCATATATACTACTTCATTTAAATGTAAACAATTAATTACCAGAATATATAAAGTATTATTAGGTGAAGATGATCTTCCCACAGGTAGTAAAAGTATATTCTACAAAAATAAATCATATCGGGACAAAGTATATAATAAGTCTATAGATGATATGATAAAAGATAATAACAGATAAATTTTAAAATTATGTACGGAAAAATGTACGGAAGCAAAAAGAAAAAAACTTCTAAGTCTAAGCCTAAAGCTAAAAAGAAAAAGAAAAAATAATATGGCTTCAAAGAATGCACCATCAAGAAAAAAATCACTCGGATATTACGCCAAAGTTAAAAAAGGCAAAGGCAGAGGTAAAAAAGCCGGAGGTGGTATGACCGCTAAGGGTGTAGCTAAATATAGACGCGACAACCCAGGAAGTAAATTAAAAACCGCTGTAACAACCCCTCCTTCTAAATTAAAGAAAGGAAGTAAGGCTTGGAAGCGTAGAAAAGCATTTTGTGCTAGATCGCGTAGCTGGACTTCAGAAAGGGGCAAGGCAGCAAGAAGAAAATGGAATTGTTAATTTAAATATTATGGATAAAAAAGAAAAAAATATGGATTTAGACGGTTCTCAAGTTTTGTCACCAAAACAAAAAAGAATTGCGGCTATGGCTCCTCCATTTAATAAAATTACCGGAGCAGATTTTAAAATGTTAAGAAACAAAAAAAATAATTAAAAAATGGCAGATCTAGACCTAGACGAAATCAAAAAGAAAAAATTCAATATTAGTATTGAAAACTTAGTTACTATTGGAATGGTAGTAGTTACAGTTGTGGGAATGTGGTATTCGTTGCAAGCAGATATACAGCTAGCGAAAGAATTACCTGAGCCTCCAGTTACAAGAACCGAATATGATTTAAAAGATCAATTAATTCGAGAAACAATCATTAACACACAAGAAAAGGTTGACGAAATAGATAAAACTGTAAAAAAGATTGATGATAAACTTTTTGAAATAATTAAAAATTAAGAGCATGAAAAAATTTATTTTAATTTTATCTTTATTGTTTTCATTTAGCACATTCGCGCAAGACTTAACTATTGTGCATTTTAATTACAAATGGAATGAAAGAAACGGCTATAAAGGACTTGAAAGATTAAAAAATGTAAAAGTGCAATATGCATTTGTTGAAGACCAGAGTGAATCAGTACAAAGTTCTATTAAATCCGTTCCTACGATTGTGGTCTATATGAATGGAAGACCGAAAGCGCGTTTTGAAGCGGGTCTTCAAATGAAAATAACAACAGAGTTAGAAGACTTACAAGAATTAATTAATAGATTAAAGGATCAATAAAATGGCAAAAAAAGATGCATGTTATCATAAAGTAAAAGCTAGATATAGGGTATTCCCATCTGCGTATGCAAGCGGGGCATTAGCTAAATGTAGAAAAGTTGGTGCATCTAATTGGGGTAATAAATCAAAAAAGAAATGAAAGGAGTACCACACTTTAAAAAAGACGGCACAATAGTTCGTGGCCAAACTCATAAAGATTCAAAAGGAAGACTAATGAGCGGAAAAACGCATACTAAAAAAAGCGTATATGTATATCATATAAATGAACTACCTAAAAGATCATTAAAAAAAGCTTATAAACAAGCTGGGTTATTAAAATAATGGCTGTACGTAAAACAAAAAAAGGATTAGCCCTTAAACGTTGGTTTAAAGAAAAATGGATTGATGTACGTACCGGTAAACCTTGTGGAAGAACAAAAGGCGAAAAAAGAGGTGTTCCATATTGTAGGCCAAGTAAGCGCATTTCAAGTAAAACTGTTAAAACCGCATCTGAAATGTCAGCGTCTGAAAAAAGAAAAAAGATAGCTGAAAAGAAAAGACTAGGGCAACCAGCAGGCAAACCAAGAAGAGTTAAATCAATACGTAGAAAAAAATGAAATCAAGAGGATTAGGTGACACAATAGAAAAGGTTACCAAAAAAACAGGCATAAAAACAATGACAGATATAATCTCAAAAGGATTAAATGTGCCATGCGGATGTGAGGGAAGACGCGATGCCTTAAATAAAATATTCCCGTATAAAAAGTAAATTTATGAATTTAATATTGATAGTTATAGCAGCAATAGTTGTTGGAAGTGCTTTAATAGCATTTTCAATTTGGTTAACTAAAAAAGGAGTTACTAAAGATGAAAACGACAACTACATACCAGATGTTCTTGAAGACAAAGTAAAGAATGTAAAAACTAAAGTTAAAGAAGTAAAGAACATAGTTAAAAAGAAATAACCATGTCTAAAGGCAAGAAAAAACTTAAAGATACCGCCGTAGGTAAATTTTTACTTGGGGCGGGTTCTGGTATATTAGGCGGTTTGGGTGATATATTACCGGATAAAGGAGTAATGGGTGTAGTTAAAAACCTTATTAAAAAGGATCCAGCGCTACCTCCAGAAGACAAAGAAAAAGCATTAGCACTTTTACATCAAGATACAGTAGAAATGCAAGAGGTATCAAAAAGATGGGCAGCGGATATGCAATCAGATTCGTGGCTTTCAAAAAACACACGTCCTCTTACATTAATATTTCTAACTATTTCTATGGTGTTATTAATATTTATAGACAGTACTGGAATAGATTTTAATGTAGATAGTGGTTGGGTAGATTTATTAAAATCATTACTTATTACCGTTTATGTAGCATATTTCGGTTCTCGTGGTGCAGAGAAGTTTAAAAACATACAAAAAAATTAACAAATGGCAAAAATAGATTCGTATTCATTAGATGCTAGTATAACAGATAACGATAGTGTATTAGGAATAGATTCAGCAAGCGGTGCAACGAAAAGATTTACGATGCTTAGTATGAAAACATACATTGCATCTGAAGCTGATATAACTGCTGTAATTGCTGGAACAGGATTATCAGGGGGTGCAACATCTGGGGACGCGACTCTATCTATTGATAGTTCAGTTGTAACGCTAACTGGAACACAAACATTAACTAATAAAACTTTTACGGCACCTGTAATATCTACAATATCAAATACAGGTACTTTAACTTTACCAACATCCACAGATACTTTGGTTGGTAGAGCAACAACTGATACACTTACAAATAAAACACTAACCTCCCCTTCTTTAGCTTCGCCAACATTTTCTATTACAGAAACCGGTATAGCCGATGGAGACGCAATTCTTTTTTTAGATGCCTCTGATTCTTCGGTTACTAAGAAAGAAGGTTTAGATGATTTAGCAACTTTATTTGCAGGAGCGGGATTAACTTCCGCTAATTCAGTACTTGCAGTAGGAGCAGGAACAGGTATAACCGTAAACGCAAACGATGTAGCAACGGCGGCTGCACAAACAAGCATAACAAGTATTTATAATTCAAACTTAGCTTTAGGGCACGGCTCTTCACATGCTAATATTGATTTTAGTACAGATAACAGTATTATATTTGATATTGATGGAACTTCGCAAATCCAACTTGACGATGGAGCATTAAAGCCAACAACGGATTCTGACGTTGATTTAGGAACGTCTAGTTTGTACTTTAAGGACGCTTATATAGATACTATTACCACAACAGGAAATGTAAACGTAGGTGGAACGTTAAGCGTTTCTGGTAATAACTTTTCAAATGTAGCGGATATAAGTTTAGACAGTATATCAGCGGCAACTAATGATATAAATATTTCTTTAACAGATAATAGAGCAAATGCATTGGCTATAAAACAAGGTAGTGATGCATATATGATATTTAACACTACAAATTCAAGTGAATCAATATCAATAGGTACGGGGTTAAGCGGAACAGCAATCACTATAGGACATGGTACATCAGAAACAACAATTGGAGATAACTTAGTTGTAACAGGTAATTTAACTGTACAAGGTGATACTACAACAGTTAATACAGCAACACTAAGTGTAGAGGACCCATTAGTGATTGTAGGTAGTGGTAATAATTCTTCAGATAGTATTGACTTAGGATTATATGGATTATATGATACATCTGGTTCACAAGATTTATATTCAGGATTATTTAGAGATGCAAGTGATAGCGGTAAATGGAAATTATTTAAAGATTTACAAGTTGAGCCAACAACAACAGTAAATACAAGCGGAACAGGATATGCAGTAGGAACTTTAGTTGCAAACTTAGAAGGAACAGTTACAGGTAATGCAAGCGGTTTGTCATCTACATTAGCAGTATCATCAGGTGGTACAAACGCAACTTCTTTTGCAGACAAAGCTGTTATTATAACACAAGACAGCGGAACTGACACACTAGCGGCTGAAACAATGAGTACTAACGGTCAGTTATTAATTGGAGGTACAAGCGGTCCTGCGGCAGCAACTTTAACAGCAGGTAATAATGTTACTATTACAAACGCAGATAATTCAATTACTTTAGACGTTGCAGCAGCAGGTGATGCTTTTAAAACAATATCTGTATCAGGGCAGTCAGATGTAGTAGCAGATGGAACAGCAGATACATTAATATTTGCAGCAGGTACTGGAACAACAATAACAACAGACGCGAGTACTGATACTATAACTATAAGTGCAGGAACAAATACAATAGAGATAGACGAATTTACAGGAAATGGGAGTACAGCAGCTTATACATTAAGTACGGCAGCTGTTACTGAAAACAATTTACTTGTATACATGGACGGTGTTTATCAACATCATAATACATATGCAGTATCAGGAACTACATTAACTTTTGATACAAATGTGCCGAACGGATCAAAAGTAGAAGCATTCCATATGAGAACGATTAGTAATACTAATTTAGTACAATCAGCAACAGCGGGAGCATTAATAGATGTTAGTAGTTCAACAGGGGATGTAACATTTAATGTAGATTTAACAGAAGCTTCGGAATCAGCGATTGCAGATGGAGATTATATATTATTTTTAGATGGAGGCGCTACTGGAACGCATGCTAAAGAAGCCATTGCAGATGTTGCAACTTTATTTGCAGGTACAGGATTATCTGCTTCAAGCTCTGTTATAAGTGTAGATGCTGCTCAAACAGGTATTACATCTTTATTAGCAACAGATATAAAAATTGGTGAAGACGATCAAACAAAAATAGATTTTGAAACGGCTGATGAAATACATTTTTATGCTAATAATATTGAACAAGTTTATTTAGCCGATAATATATTTGGACCTCAATCAGATAGTGATGTTGATTTAGGTACAACTTCAGTAAGATGGAAAGACGCTTACATAGATACAGTAACAACTACTGGTAACGCAATAATAGGAGGTAATGGTTCATCAGGGGGTGTAACTATAAATGACGGGTCTGTACAAATAAGAACAGGTACTGGTAACGTTGCAGAAATAAGATTTTATTGCGAAGTAAACAATGCACATTATCAAACATTAAAAGCTCAACCGCATAGTGCGGCAAGTTCAGCGGCATTAGTTTTACCAACAGCATCAGGTACTTTAGTTGGTACAGGGGATACAGGAAGTGTAGCAACAGGAATGATAGCTGCAGATGCAATAACAGGCGCTAAAATTGCAGATGACGCGATTGATTCAGAACACTATACTGATGGTAGTATTGATACCGCACACATAGCTGATTTAAATGTAACAACCGCAAAAATAGCAGCTGACGCTATTACTGGAGCAAAAATTGCAGACGATGCAATCGACTCTGAGCATTACACAGACGGAAGTATTGATAATGCGCATATAGCGGATAATCAAATAAGTTATGAAAAAGTAGATGATGAATTTTCTACGGTTGACGCATTAAGTGCAGGTGCAACTGTAAATGTAGATTTTGATGCAGCACAAGTATTTACGTTAACTCCAAATCAAAATACAACATTCAATGTAACTAACCCTAAAATAGGAATAACAAAAACATTGATAGTAACAGGAGCAGGTAGCAGTTATACTGCAGATACTTGGACAGTAGGAGGATCGAGTGGAACGTTTAATAAAATAGCAGGTACATATGATGATACTAGTTCAACTAAAAACTTTTATCAAATAACGTGTGTAGGTGCAACTGAATTTTGGTATAGTATTAG